TAAAATGACAAATGACAAATTACTATACTTTTCGTTGATTTCCCAACGAAAAAGTGGTTGTCACTTCCATTTCAAAAATGACAAATTTGTCAAAAACGACAAACGATTTTTGACAAAATTGGACGCTCCTTCCGAACTACAAACCCACTTGACAACATTTTGTCAAAAATGACAACGTCCTCTGACCCTTTTACCCACTTGAATTTAGGGCAAAAAACGATAATCCAAGTCTCTTTTGACGAGCGGGGGACCCCGTTTAAGAGATCCCCCACCCATCAAAAATCAGTGCCTCCCATCTCCAACGCCAACACGCATGGCCGCGCTACGAACTCGCGACACGCCGTGGCGTTCCTTCCACCCTGCCTGATTGACGGCAGCCTTGAAAGTCGTATCCCAAGGAGAGTAGAGTCGCATGATATCAGCTACATCAGCCTTCCAAGGATCCATCTTCTTGGGAGCCCGTCCACCAAGCACCGTACGAGTGTCATTCCCATCAAAGAGCTCAACCCGGTATCGATCGCAAGCAATGCTCGCCACTCGGTTCTTGAGATACCACTCAGCGTAGACAACCCCACGTTCCTTGTCGTCGCAGAAGAACGTCTTCCTCCACAACTCTCGCCCGAACAAATATCCAACGATCGAGAATCGGTAGACCATCCGCTCAGGGTGCCCAATAACATCAGTCAAGTAATCAGCGTTCATTTCAGCTCTCTCCAAAATACAGATCATTGATGAGTTCGTTATTGGTTTCGAAATCCCAGATACGAACAATGGCGTTGTCGACTTTACTATCGACCCCAACCTTGTCACAGATCTCGTCAATAGCGTCGTGCGCAAATCGGCGAGCCTCTGCTCTGTCGTTGAAAACAATACACGACTCGGTATTACCATCAGCCCCGAGTCCGAACTCGAGTTTTACAGCGATCATTTCAGTTCTCCTTTTCAATCTGTTCAGATCAGGATCCGAGGTGTTCAAACGCCCGGACCTTGACGATCTTGACTATTGTATGCTGACTCTTCACCTTGCTGATAATCTGCTCAAGACGAGTCTCGGCCTCGACCCTAGTGTTAAAGAACCCCATGAAGTCACTGCGGGTTCTCTTAACACAGTCGTATGCAATCACTTGCAGCAGCCACCTCCGGTTTGGGTCAATTCCATAGACAACGGTATCAGTCATTTTTGATCCTATTCTTTGGGTTCTTCGGACATTGCTTGGTATGGGGTCTGGGGTACGTGTGCCCGTCGAGTGTACTCCAGTATTCGACCACGTCAGTCGGGTGCATCTTCTTCCAAGCGCGAGACTGGCACTCACAAGGCTCTGGTGGCTTCAGATCAGTTTTGCAGAGCTCATTCAAGAGCGCCGTATGTGTATGCGCATACGTCATCAATCCAAACCTCTTGAATAGCTCAGGGTTAATGATATACGACACATGCGCCTCATAAGGAGGATTCTTTCTGTCATCCACAAGTACCGTCAACGTAGCCCTAACCCCCCGTTTAGTCTCCTCGAGAGAAAACGTCGGGTTAATGAGCTTCTCGAATGACTTTCCGAACATCATCGCTATTACGATCCCTTTCGTAGTAGTTCAGGACCAAACTAAGCGCGTACCCGCAGAGGATGTCACCCTCTTTAAGGTCGCCGATATGCCGATTATACTTCATCAAGCGAACGGTCGTCAACCAACGCTCATCCTCAGATAATCTAAGCACAAGTGACTGCGCTTCAGCCTTATTCGGATGGATACTCAACACCACATAAGGCTTGGGTTGCTCCTCAAACTTAATGACTGACAAAACGCACCAGACATCTTTTGACCAAGCCATGATTCAACCCATCAGGTACTTGATCGCGAAATCGATACCATCGATCATCAGCAGCTTCAACACATCCATCTCGTCTTTCGCATACGAATACTGGAAGATCTGAATATTGACTGGGGTGTCAATCTTCTCTCGCAGACTTGCTGCGGCCTCATTTGCCTCATCTCGAGTCTTGTAGAATGCGATGGTGCACCTAGGAGTATCTCCAATGCTCCCAATACGACAGATCACACACCACTCGTTGTCAGCGGGATCGAACATTACCAGATTGTGTGCCATGATGGCGCTCCTTTACAGATTGTGAGCGAATATACGCTCGTTGAACGTGGCCTTCTCAACCACAGCTTTCGAGATAGCAGAATCAATTCCAGACTCCGACTTGAAGTAGTAGTACCACAAGTCAGTGTAAGGGGTGTTGATGCGGTCAATCCGACCTTCCGCCTGCTCCAACACCTTGTACGAGTAATTGAGGCTGTAGAACACGACCGTATCGGTTTCAGTACAGTTCCATCCCTCAGCCCCAGCCGTGTATTGAACCAAATATACCCAAGAGTCTCCCTCGGGTATTGGTTCGTGTGTGTGACCGTTCCACTCAGATACTACGAATTCGTCCTTGAGTTTCCGCAACTCATCTCGTTCGTAGTTGAAGTTATAGAATACGATCACTCTGTGCCGCTTCGCGACGATCTTGCGCAACCGATCTAATCTGTTGCCAGAAGAGTTCACACTACGTCGGAGAGCGTAACACACTCCTGCAGCGTTTCGAATCGGCTCCTTTGTCCAAGGATCTATCCGCTTCTTGACTATTAGATCATATTCGTCTCGATCGAACGGTACGAAAATATCCTTGCGATTGCGTCTCGTATGTCTCTCAGCAGGCATCGGCACGATGATGCGCCGTCTGCGAGATTCGAGAACACCTGTATTGACGAATCGCTTCACCTTGGGATACTTTGCGAACCTATCCCAAACTATGTGTTGCTCTGAGAACGCGGTCCTGTTTTTGTAGAACCCATTCGCGATGAACAGGGGCACATAGTCAAGCCAAGTATCCCCGGGTGTTGCGCTCAGTAAGATCCACAGGTTGTGCTTCGATATCTTGAGAAAGCTCTTAACCCAAGCACCGGATCCAACAACACGCTGCTCATCAAATATGAACACATGATCGCGGTAATCTGAAAACTTCGAGACATTGTTCCAGCTTTCGATCGTCACCTCGTTGCAGTTAGCACCCAACGCAGCAAACTCGCCCTCCCATTCGAGAGAGTCTCGCTTCCGAGCAGTGGTGATCACGACGATCTTCTTCGCGTCTGCCTTCGAAAGGGCCCATGAGGCCCCCACACGTGACTTACCCGAGCCGACACCGCCGACCAGGACATTACCACTATGCAGGAGCCCCAGGGCCTCTTCCTGATGCGAATATAGTTTATTCGTCATCGTCATCGAATAGGAGACACAACAACCGCTCACAGACCTCTTCTGGGATCGCGTGGTAGAACTCAACGTTGTCACGAACCCAGCCGCCACCCTCAATCGAGCATCGAGCAATCCACTCCCACGAGAACGGACTCATCGCGCTGATAGTAGTGTGGCCGAAAAGCGAAGTACATTCCATCCAGTCGACATACCAATAGCCGTCCTTCATATACGAATGCACCCCGTCAATCGTCGCATCATATCCCGTCAACACCAGAGGCGAGAAGTCGGCCGGCGGGTTTTCTCGAGGCGGAATGTCAAACGTCTCCTTGGTCACGCTGGCGTCAGGACCATCCATCGTCTTGAATGCCATGTTGAATATCTCCTATCTTGTGTTACATCCGGACTTGGGGCAGTAATCCCCGAAGAAGAGCCTTCTCGATTAGCTCTCGGTCTTCCTCGCTGAAGTCGCGATTAACAAACGCGGTCTTCACCGTATTACCATCAATCTTAACTCGAGCAACCCAAGAGTCACCATTCACGATTGGTGGATGCCCTTCGGCAACAAGAGTCTTGAGTTCAAGGAAGACTTCGGTATTCTCATGGGGGACATCGATCGCGGACGTAGCCACACGCCCATCGAGAAGCTCCACAGAGAGTCGAGGCTGCGCTTCACTTCCGACGACCCGACCATTCTGGAAATTGATCCGAATGGTGTAGGGCTCGTCGTCTACGATAGTATTCCCGACCGCTCGCTTCGCAAGGGCCAGGATACCATCGTTGATTACTTTCTCAGAATTAGGGGAGCGGTTGAACTTAGCTCCTCCAGTCTTGAGATATGTCTTCATGTTATCGGGGATCTGTGTCATCAGAGTTGCTCCGTTCCAGGGTCTTTCCTGAGTGCGTTCTTGATCGAAATCCGCGAGGCACTCGTAAGCTTCGGGTTGAATTCGGCGTTGTTGGCCCACCACGAGCCATACTTAGCGCCCTTACCGAATCCGGGTTCGGGCTCATCGCCGTGGGTAATGGCGCGCATGATCCAGTCATCACCAGCGTCGATCACAGTTTCCTTGGTGTGGTCGGCAGCGTTACGACCACTCACGAAGAATGTAATCTTGCGAACAGACCAGACGTATTCAGTAGTCACGGGGTCATTACTGCCGTTGACAGTCTTGTTGACTTGCTCGCCCATGACAATGCCCTCGATCTGAATCGAGAACCCTGAATAGTCGCCGTTGGCCGGAATGAAGCCGTTACGGATGTTGACAACCGCGGTGAAGTTGTCTCCATTAAGTTCAACATCATTCGTGCGTTCGAGGACTGTGGAAAGGTATCGTGCAATGTCCTGCACACCTCCCTTCTGGAGTCCCTTGTCCTGCTTGATGTTCTCACGCGACCACGTACGGTCATTCGGAACAATGGTTTCGAACCAGTTACTCATAGAACCAGTTCTCCTTCCTCTAGTAGCTGCGCCCAGATGCGATCATCTCGACGCCGCTGTGTTTTTCGGACATCCGATCGACTTCCCAGAAACAGGTTGTCAAGCGAATTGTTCTCGAGGTCTCCATCTTCGTGACAGACATAGAGGCCCCTGTCGGGCCACCTCTTGTAGAAGGCAGCCCAGATCACCGATGCGACTGAGCGTTCTCGAGCCTCACCGGGAGTCGTGTATAGTCGCACATAACGCGACATACTGTGTCGACGCTTGAATGGCTTAAGGATTACACCAGTATCCTTCCGACGAATATTACCCAGACGATTGGCTTCGTAGTGGTTAAAGCCAGGCACGTCCGCCCAGATGTCGGCATACTCTTTATACATGATAGCTCCTTTCATCCAAGACGGGGGCAGACCTTTTACAGCCCACCCCCGTCTTAAAAATATGATCAGTCGAGATCCGCGTACTTCGCCGCGAAGGAAGCCGACTCGTCGTCCATCACGACATACAGCTCCTTGACGTAAGCCGAGATACCCTTCTGACCACGGATGTCGTACACCGACGGGTGGATGACCACGTCAGCCGTCTTGATAGTGATGTTGTCCAGAGTGCCAACAGTGTCCTCATTGAGGAGCTGCTTGCGACCGCCCGTAACCAGCCAGATAGCCGGCGCGCGGAACTTGTAAGAGACCTTGACGCCGAGGTAAGGGCGCTCAGGATCGAACTCGCCATCCTGGTTCTTGCGGTACTTGACGTTCCAGCCGTCCCGCTCAAGATCCTCGACGAGGTTCAGTGGAATAGCGACCGAGAACTCGCGCTTGCCTCCATCCTGGTTAAAACGCGTCGGAGATCCAGCAAAGTTCGTGAAGAGCAGACGAGCGTCTTCAATAACCAGATCGGAGGGGGTGTTGTTGAATGCCATGATGATTTCCTTTCTCAGCGGCACAGTGTTTCAAGATCGACGTATTGTTCGATCGCTTGTTTTGCCTCATCGGCGAGCATCTCGGCGTAAGACGTATCAACGTCCTGTTCCTGATGCATGAATCGGACCATCTCCGCTTCCTTCCAAAAGTAGCCCTTGGTCCCAACGACAGCGTCTTTCACAACGCCCTCGCTGTTTTCCCGAAGGAGTTCAGCACCGCCCCGGTCAGGCTTGATCGGTACAAACGATCCGACCTTACCAACGAAGTGATCCCCACTATTCGGGAAGCGTAGGTACATCGCGGTTTTCACCTGCTTTGTCTGGATGTAGTCGTCGAATTCAATCGGCTCCTTCGTGAAGAGCTTCTTGAACACATACGGCTCCTGGAACTGCTTCCCGGTAGCTGTCCACTCACCCTCGTGAGGGAACGCGTACCGAGCGATGTACACAGCCTTGTTGACGAGACACATCTTGGCGTAGGTGGCCTCGTGTTCGAAGTCGTACCCGTACTGCCTCCCGAATGACATCACCTTCTGAATATCTTCAGGCGTGGCCCCAGGAATCTTGATAGAGTCTGTCTTGATGTGAGCTACTGTCAGACCGAGTTCCTCCTGCACATAGTGCTTGAGGTCGATCATGAACAGTGCCCCTCGCTTCGCGACAATGTTGTCAACATTCCGAGGATCCCACGCCGGGTTGTCGAACTTAGCGCTCGTCAGCCCGTACATAGAGTTGATCGGAATCTTGAGTGCCTTACCGAGTTCGTCAAGATCATAGTTCTTCGCGATCTCAACAAGACGCCCGTCGAAGAGCTTACTCAACGCGTCCATGTCCTTATGCTTGATCGCCACACGAGCCTGCTTAAGCTCGCTGTAGCGCTGAGTGTAAGGACCAAACAGGTTGAGCTGCTCGATCGACGTCGGGTGCATCGACGCGACATCGAGGAGGGCAACGTTCTCGTAATATCCCGGTTCTGAATATACGTAGCCGCCCTCCCCCGGATCTTCTCCACGATAGGACGAACCCTTGAACTTATCAAAGGTGTAACCCGGGAACATCTCGCTGAGGTCGGTGTAAACGAACTTCGACTTGTCAGGTCGACGCTCCTTACCAAACACCAGAGCACAAGTGTGCTGGTTTGTGGTGTCATTAACACTCAGACCCGAGAGCTCCGCAAGGATTTTGCGAGCGCCCCAGTCGCTTGCGAGATGGTTAAACACCAGCTCGGTGGCCTCGACATCGTTCTTGCAATACTCTACGACATCATCCCACTGACCCTCAGGAACCGGCTGATCCCAAGGAAGGTTGTTCTCCTGGTGCTTGATCCCGAGTTCAATCTCCCATTTCTTGAGAGATTGCTTCTTCGTCGAGAAGTCGTAAATATCCGTGTAGGAGAGATTGTACGCCTCACGGAATGTTGCGTTCTTCTCGTTGTTGATGATGCGCTGAGAGATCTCGAAGAGCTCTGCGTTCGAATATCCGAGTGCCGCTGCATACATGATGTGGTTATCGTACTTTCGGTTGTTGAAGCCAATCAACCGAAGGTCCAACAACGACTTCACTGCTTTAGCACTGGGGTTCACGAGGAATCGAACGCCGGGGCGATTCTCAACCTTGTAACAGATGACGAACAGATTCGGGAAGACTTCAACATCGTAAAATGCGATACGTCCGTTTCCGTCCTCTGCCACCTCAGCCTTGTCTTCAGACATGAAGTGCATCTGCTGGACCATCTTGAGACAACGATCCGATTGGTTTGTCGATGACATCGCGAAAGAGGTCACTGCGTTGCGAGCGTCTGTGACATCGTACGTGATCCCAGACTCATAGGCCTCGTCCAGAATGCTCTTGATGAAGTCGACGTTAGGCGCTGTGTTGGCGTGCACTTCCTTACGAAGCGCCTTGGCGATGAGAGACCTGAGATGGTTCTCGTCCTGTACGTGCTTCTTGTTGATCATCTTGGGAGCCTTTGCGGGGAGGTCTCCCGGATAATCCTCGATACCTCGCCCGTTGTGAAGGGACAATCGTCGCCGAAGAGATGCGTTCCCTCGGAATCGTTTGATTTCAATTCCAGGCGAATATTCAGCAAGGGTATCCTTATCGACAGGATATCGGTAGATGAGGTGGATGCCACCGCCGCTTTTCGACGTTTCCGCATACGTCGGAGGCCAAGCAGAAGCAGCGCGAAGATTAGCATTGAGGTCTTTTTCACCATTGTCTCCTTTCAGATCAAAATCAATGCATACATATTCTTCAGGCATGAGTACGTAGTGTTCGTCTGTCGGAGCTATGTCAGCAAGTGTTGTATAGACATTTATCCATGCTTTCCGAGGCGTCCCTTGTTCAGATGAGTATTGGGCCTTGCATCCAGCGAAGTGATCGTCGAATATCGATGGTGCTCCCGATTGCAAGTCAAGCCATGAATCTGTACTAACGGCCCGAGTAATGGGTTCAGCGCTTTCGAACTTGTCATTACGAAAACCTATAAACAGACTCCGATAAGGAATACCATCGATCATAACCCGGTCTCGGAATTCTCGAAAATATCGACGTATTTCAGTCTTGAACCGGTACCTCGGCATCACATACTGGATCCCGGTCTCTGAGGCGTAGTCCTTATAATCCGAATATGCCTTGGCCAGGGTGACTTTGTCATCGGAACCCCAATCTTCATACATTTCAGTAACGAAGTTGTATACAGGATTGGTTTCTGAAACCATAGTCTTGGATCTGTAATTACGATAGTAATCTGGTCCAAGACTACGATACACATTGATGCAGTGGTTCGCGATTACGCCAAGTTCCTTATACACCCCTTCCATAACTAAACGGTATTCGTCCATCTGAAGTCGCCTACCAGAGGGAGTCACATCTAACAAACGTCTAGGAATACCAGAGTTTGCATCCGTGATTTTGACTGGGTTGTTAGACGCCATAATCAGCATGGTTGAGATGCGCATAGAACGAGGTTTCTTGAACTTCTCGTTGATGAGTTGAATCTCGTTCGAGATGATCGAATTCAGACGGGTATTTGTCTCAATCCGGCTCAAGTCGCCATCGTGCTCGATTGCCACTAGAGGGTCGTCAACGAATGATGCCAAGGCAAAAGAGTTGCCCCTCTGGGCGAGTGACTCCGAATCGAATGCGACGCAGTAATCACCGAAGAGTCGCTGCATCACATTCAAGATAGTGGATTTTCCCGAACCAGGATCGCCATAGAAGACCATAAACTTATCGATTTTTCGACAATCTCCAGTTAGCACCGAACCGATTGCCCATTCGATCTTCTGGCGTTCTGAAGGATCGTATAGCGTATCGACGAGTTTTGCCCAGTGGACCGAGACACCATCTTCGAGGGAATATGGCAGACGATACGAGACATGGTCCTCTCGACGAATCGGGGTGTCTGAAAACACCGGACTTCGATCTAGCGGATGGGCTGTATCGACCATGTTCTTTGACCATTGGCGATACTGTCTCCAAACACCATCAGAATCTCTTCGACAGACGCGCGGAAACAGGTTTTGGATACCCGACTTAGCTACATAATCGAACACGTCGTTATCGACGATGTCTATCACATCACGTTCGTTCCGGGACCATAGACCAGTCTTCGGGTTCCAAACCGCGACAAAATCGCCATCGCGCAACATAATATCCGAGGAATTGAGGTTTATAAAGTTGGGTCTGGCTTCCATCATACCCGCTTGACCTCTCATCGGGATAGTTTCAATCTCGTAAAAGTCCACCTCCCGTGGCCTCCTTTTTAGTGATACGGATCATACAAGTTGGCCCACCGAATCATTTGGGTCGTGATGGGCATCTCGAGAATATCCGCCCCCGGTATGCGGAATAATCCTCCCGTTCCGTTCTTAGAATAGGTCCTGTACATCACACGTTCGGCGATGATCAGTGCCTCCTCATGAATCTCCGAAGGCAGGCGCCCGTCGTCAGAAAATGAACGAGCGCCCACGTTCAGAAGAATGGACTTTGTGAACGATTCTCGATCCTGGTAAAGCATAGCAGTCAAGGTATCGGTAATACTCACAAAGACCTCAAGGAACGAAGCCGGAGCTTGCCTCGGCGAGGGCATACCCGTTTCGTAGCAGTATTCATCCCTCACACGAAGAGCCTGAATGGCTTTATCTTCGTCCTCAGGAATATACCACACGAAGTCGAGTTCATCCCACACCGAAGCAAGCTCCGAGTAGTTCTCGAGACACCCTCGCTTGATAAGCCAGGATGAGTAGTGCATGTCAGATCTTGTCCCAGATCATTCCATCAACGTTGAAGTCAACGATGAAGTTCGTATCGACGCGAGAGTAGTCGTCAGACGGAACTCGGTAGGTGTTGGCATCGTAGTCGCCGAACGAGACGTAGTTGTCGCCATCCTTAGAGTTCTTGATCCATCCGACCACAGCACCCTCACGAGTGCGAGACAGACCGAGCTGGTCATAGACCTCATTCAGGAAGAGGTGACCCTTACGCTCGAGACGACGGTTCGCCCAGAGCTGAACGGCCGCCAGGGTCTCGGAGGTGTAGTCCTCGTTGTCGTCCCAGCAGTTCGAGGATTCCTCGGTGATGACTCGCGCATAGGGCGAGAGATCACTGATAGACGCAATAACCGCGTCGACAACATCGGCCGCATCAGACTTGTTGTCGGAAGAGAGAATCTCCTCGGCAGTCTTGTCAAAGTTAGGAAGCTTCGGGCGGACGATCTTCTCGACCGTCTCCTTGCCGAGTGCGTCGACCATGGTCTTCTTGTAGCCATCGAACGCGGTCTGAAGAGCGGTGTACGCCGCGCCAACGGCCGCGAGACGCTTCTTCGAGATGCTGTTCGAGAAGTAGATCATCGTGATCGTGGCAGCGCCAACAATCACAGCAGGCGCGCAGGTGTATGCCGTGTCGAGGATGAAGAGAATGCGGTTCTTCATCTCGATCTTATGGACGTCCTCATCGGCAATCTGGTCTGCGTTGCGGATGCATTCCTTGCGACGATCCCAGTCGCGACCTTCGCAATCCTCGAATCGAGTGCCGGCTCGCCATGCGAGATATCCGGTTGCGACGACGCCGACTGATGCGGTAACTGAGAGAATGGTGGGGGCGTGCTTCGAGATGCGAGCCATGCCCGTGTGGAAAGCGGTCGTGATAGACATTTGAAAGTGCTCCTTTCTGAGCAAATAGGTTACTTGAGGGGTTCGGGACGGTCAGCAGAGACGAGCCAACCTTCCCTGATCTGTCGGATTTCGAACGCGTCGGTTGTGGTCCAACCCCAGCGTTCATCGGTGTATCGGGGCTGAATGCCAACGGACGACATCAGATCCGCAACCGAGACCTGACCATACTGGTCAATGGAATCCGCGATGAATTCAATCACATCAACGGCATCGCCGCGAGTATCGAACACAAGGTCCTCAACGTTCGTGGGCTTAGGCTGACGAGGTTCGCGACGCTCGGATCGACGTGTTTCATAGTACCCCCGCCCCCGATCGGAACGAGAGGCACTAGAATATGACGTGTATCCAGACGTGGAGCGACGTCGTGGGTCGACTTCGCCATAAAGCAGCTGCTGAATACCCTGCGTCACCATGTCGGTGATGGCGTTCTTAGTAGCCGGGATGGCCACGTCAATAACAAGATGCTCAGCAATCTCTGGGAGATCCTGAGCGAAGAAGGTCCGAAGAGCTTCCTTGATGGCAGACTTCTTCTGGACCTTAGCCTTGGCGATAACCTTCTTCTCGGGGGAGGCCCCCTCCTTGGCTTTATCAGTGTTGCCAGGGAGGGAGACCTCAGTGGGCCGAGTGGGCTCGATGGGGACGACGTCCGGCATCAGTTGGCCTCAGCCATCTTGCGGAGCTCTTCGAGAGAGGCGTCGGGGTTCTCCTCGATCAGCTTCTTGGCCTTACCCATGATATCATCCGGGAAGAGGCCGGCAAGGAACCCGTTGGAGAACTTGGGGTCGTTGCTGAGCTTGTCCAGAAGGGCGTCGAATGCCGGCGAAGACATAAACGCCTTCGTCGCACGGTCGTCCTTGAAGAAGCGCTTGCCGTCCTCCGAGCGCTCACCGTAGGCCTTAGCGACAAACTCACAGAGGAGCTTGTACGCGTCCATGGGAGAAGCCTCGCCGCCGTTGATCATGGCGATCTTGGCCGAGAGCGGAGTGCGACGAAGCTCCATGTTCATGAGCTCGCCCTTGGAGAGGTTGAAGTAAAGGGTTTCTTCAGTCTCTTCACCGAAGAAGTTGACGTACTTGACCTTGACGGACTGCATGTTAGTTGTTTTCCTTTCGAGAAACGAAGTAGAAGATCGAGCCGAAGGCAGCGATCAGAGGGACCAGAACCGCGAGGACTCCCGCAAAGGTTCCGGTCTTAGCGAGCTTGGTCTCGCTAGGCTTGGGTGCTTCGGCCGTCTTGGTGGGTCGGGTCGAAGGGATGGGCGCCTCAGAGTGAGAGGGCTTAGCGGAAGGCGTATTCACTCCCGACTGAGGCGTGTCGGGGGTCTCAATGGAGGGGGACGGCAGCGGAACAGGTGCTGTCGTGGTCGGGTTAGGTGCAGGAGTTGTCACGGAGGGAGAAGGACTGGGAGCCGGAGTCGGCGTAGTTCCATCTCCGGTCGTTCCGCCACGAACCTCGACCTCAATCGTACGCTCGAGCTTGATGCCGTTAACGTCAGCGACATTAGTAGCAGTCTTAGCTCCTGCCGGCGTAGCCATCGGCTCGGGGGTGTATGTGACACATGCCTTCACACCCTCGGGTGCGATGAACTCGATGGTGTAATCATTGACCCGAATTGCGCCAATGTACACAGTCGTGTTGGGATCCCAGGTATCGCCCTTGGCGCACTTGACCGAGGTGCTAAGCTTCGTGTACGCATCGTGGATGCTGTATTTAACGCCAGGCTCGGCGACCCAAGTGATCATCCAAGAGGTGGTGCCATCAGGATTGACCCAGCCCCACTTCGAGTTCTCGGGCTTGGCGTCCTCGTAGTGACCGCCGGAGCAGTCGTTGTCGCAGGCGCTATCCCAGTCCTTGTCGCCGAAGGTGAAGGGGTATGCACGACCTCCGATAGAGATCTCACCCCACTTCTTGCCGACGACAGACTCCTGAAGGCGAGCGGTGGTCCACCACGTACCAGAAATGTCGGTCTTGTCCGCAACCGAATCCGGGACGTTGTCCACGGTGCAGGTGAGCGTGCCCTTGTCGGCCTTGCAGGAGCCAATCTGGGTGTCGTCGTTCAGGGTGAACGGGAAGTCGTACGCCCAGTTGATGATGTCGGACATAACCTTGAAAGTCTGCCCGACCTCGAGCTTCTTGGTAGACCAGGAGCCCTTGACCGTGACAGGCGAGGACACCTGAGAGCTGCCCGAGGAAATATAGGTGATCTTGGCATCGATGGGGTTGTCTGCTGCAAGAGCAGGCGCGGCAGATCCGAAGATAACAGCTGCGGCAATGCCAACAGACGCGAGTGCTCGGTTCATGATATTCCTTCCGAATACTAAATTTTGGGCAATCACTTGTTCCGGATGTTGCGGTATTCCTCGATGTACTTCTCAAGCTTCGGGCCGAAGGCCTTAAGAAGGAGGAAGCCGATAAAGCCGGTGGCAGCGATCTTGCCGGTACCTCCGCCGAGGATCTTGGAGATCGCGTTGATGATCATCATGAAGGTGATGAAAGTGAGGATGATAATGAGCATGATGATGCTGCCGAAGGTTTCCATTGTAGCGATTTCCTTTCAGGTTGGACAAAGCCTATAACCCGTGTTAGGGGTTATAGGGTGAGCGGGGTCTCAGTTCTGGGACTGGGAGTTCTTGTATGCCTTCTTACGGGCACGGTTGGGATCGAGGGCGCAGCAAACGCCAAAGAAGCCAATCATGATTCCGAAGGTGTACATGGTAGGGGTCCTTTCTTGAGGGTTAGTTCTCATTAGGACTCCCGTTTTTTGTGTTCGGCCAGTATTCTGGGGGTTCAGAATACTCAATCGGCTCGTCTGTGAAAGTGACCTTATTATCCTTGGTCACAGCTCTTCAACCAATCTTGAACCAGTTCGGCTGAGGAGCGGGGGTCAGCGCGACCTCAACCGCGGGCGAACCAGAGGGCAGGAGCACCGGACGGAACTCGGGCTTGACCGTAATTCCGCCGTCCCAGCCGAGCTCGTCGCCAACGCCCGTCTCACCGATGTGAATCTGAGCGTAGAAGTCGTTCAGAGGGCAGGGGCCGAAGTTCAGCAGGTCCTCAGAGACGTTGTTGCAGTAGCCACGGATCTTCTCGGCCGTGGAACGGAAGGTACGTCCGGTGATGGCGTCCCTGCAAAGGACCTCCTCGTCACCGAAAATGACCATCGAGCCCTCGGGGAGCTTCTTCTCAGCAGCCTTCTTGTCGGCGGGCTTGCCGCCCTTCTTGATGACCTCGACCTGCTCAAGCACGTTCTTGCGGAGCTCGGACACGTTCATCTGAGAAATGGAGTACGCGGCGGCGAGAGCCTGGTACTTCTTGTAGGTGACGTTGTGCAGGGAGACAATCGCGAAGATCGTGACGCCCAGGCTTGCGGCAGCGGGGATGTAGGTCATCCAGTTGCGCTTGGCGAAGTCGAGCAGGTTCTTGGATGCGCCGTTGTCATCGGTGATGGCCTTGGCGTGGGCCTTACCCGAGGTGATAGCGGTCGCAACAGAGGCTGCGATGCCCAGGCCCGTGATCAGGATCTGGGGGTTGTTCTTGATCCAGCTGAGAGCGAGCTTGATGGTGTTCTTGATAGACATGGTTGTGCTTCTTTCTTGAAAATATGGAGATTGGTTGATGATCAGATATTGGCGATGTACTCGGCGAGATCGAGGCCGAGGATGGAGGTTGCAGCGATCGGGATGAAGTTCGGATCAGACCCGACAGCAAGGGAGTCAACAATAATGTAGGGCTCGTGCAGCTCAGTGTTGTCGACAATGACGACGTTCTTGGCGAATGCCCGACGACGATCAGTCATGACGAATCGGAACGGGACAATCGCGTACTTCGCGTCAGGCTTATCGGCCTCATCCCTGGAGATTATGAGTCGTTTGCCCGATCCGTCGGTGAAGTAGATGTCCTCGTAGTTGTACGGCGCAACGCGCAGAGACTTCACCACATTACAGTCGAGGTGTTTACCGACGAGCACCCCTAGAGCCGTCATCTCGAGAGCATTCGGGCGCACGGGCGCCGAGTGAGCAACCGAGATCGAGATGAGCGATCCTTCGGGAACGCTGAGGTCGACTTCGGAGAGGTTGAAGATCTTTCGCAGGGTCATGGTTGTGCTTCCTTTCAAATAAAGCCTATACACCGTGTATGGTGTATAGGTGCGGGTGAGATCAGTTCTCGTCGGGGTACTGTACCTTGAGGTGCAGCAGGTGACAAAGGGTCTTTTCGGCCTTCGCGGCTTCGGCGGGATCGTTAGACGTGTAGGAGGTCTTGAACAGAGTCTTGTAGTACTCAGTTGCAGACTTGAATCCGAACACGTGGCCAGCGAATGCGGCAACGATAGCAGTGAGGGCGAGAGCAATGTAGCGAGTGGACATGGGAGTTCCTTTCAGAGTGGCTAGTTCTCATTAGGAGCTGTGTAAAACATGTCAAAGCCTATAACCCGTGTTGGGGTTATAGGGTTGAGAGTTCTCAGAGGAGTTGTGTCACTCGTCTTCAGAGGAGTCCGAGGACGCTCGCAGACCGGCGATGGTCATAGCGCCAAAGAAGATAGCGACGGAGGACAAGGCGGCAACCTTGGCAACCGGGACGCTCTTTTCGGCGACCGTCTTAATGCGGTCCATAAGAGGGGTCTTCGGGGTGGTCTCTTCGAGTTCGTTCGAGTTGGACATGGTGAGATCCTTTCTTGAGTGGTTAGTTCTCATTAGTATCGGGGTACTTTTTGCGGAGCTCTTCGACGAGCTCGATCACCGAGTTCGAAGTGTACTCAGCGATGAGCGCTAGCGCCCATAGACCGAGCAGGATAACAAAAGGTGCGAGTATGAGCGTGAATGTCACGAATGCAGCTAGCATGATCGACTCCTATTTTGACGGTTAAAGCCTATAACCCGTGTTAGGGGTTATAGGATTGAGGGTTCAGTTTTCTTCAAGGTCGGGGAGGCTCATGGTGAGCTTGAGATCCTTGTTGATGAGCTCCACGCAGAGCTTGCGGAGCATCTGGTTCTTACCGTAGCAGGCGTAGTTGAACGTCTTGCTGTAGAATACAGTGCGTTCGATCCTGCCGAGGTTGTAGAATACAGGTGCTGCAATCGCGAGGGTAGCGGCGGCAACGAAGGAGTAAGCGTACTTCGACATGAGAGTGGTCCTTTCAAGAGGGTTGACAGTTCTCATTATTCGCTTCGTAAAATATGTTGGTCAAAGCCTATAACCCGTGTTAGGGGTCATAGGGGTTGAGGGGTTTCAGTCATTGAGGTCGTGATCAAGGTCACGCATGAGGGTGTCGAGCACCTCAGCCTTGGCCTCACCGTCAGCAAGGTCGCGGTATGCGCGGACGCTAGAGGCGGCCACCTTCTTGATGGTGGTTTCGTAGCGATCAGCAACATAGGCGAGCCAAATGTTGTAGGTGAAAGAGAGGGCGAGGAGGATGCAAACGACGATGGTGAGTGCGTTGAACATGATGGTTCCTTTCAAAGAGGGTTGATAGTTCTCATTATTAGTTGTGTAAAGTTTGTGTTAGTTTGTGTTAGTTAAAGCCTATAACCCGTGTTTTGGGGTTATAAGCTGAATATTCAGTTATCCAGAAAAGTTAGGTAACCTGCGACAAGTGTCAGAAAGATTGCCCAAGCAGGCACAACAAGTGTGCTTAAAAAGGCGAATCCGTTGAGGATGGTGACAGCTGTGTAGAGCATGATTGGTCCTTCCAAAATGGATGAATAGTTCTCATTATTCGCCGCGTAAAATATATGGTAGTGAAAAAGTCTATAATCCTAGGTTTTAGGGTTATAGACTTCGAGCAGTTCTACTTACGGAACTTCAGCATCGAAAATGCCTTTGAGGCAAGAACGTGGGTCTGCTCGTAGTTGAGGACCGCCATAAGACCGAGCAAGTACACCACGCCGTTGGCAATGGTCTCGGACGAAGGCATAAGCTTCTCTTTAAGGTCATTATCCTTAACGAGCTTGTGCAGTCGTTCGAGGTTACCAACGGCGGTGGTGTACTCACTGGTCGACGGGTCCTCTCCACCGAGCCAATTAAGCACCTCGTTCTCGAGGTCCTCAGGTTCGTAGAGGCGTTCGACGTTAGACATGGTGAGTCCTTTCGTGTAGAGTGGGTAGTACTCACTATGCCGAACGTTTTTCTTACGCCGCGGGCTTGGTCACCTTCAGGACGATGGTGTCACCATCCTTGAGGTTCGCAGGCTCGGCCACGAAGTCCGCATAGACGTCGTCATGCTTCGTCACCACGAGGTTGCCTTGAGTCTCAGGTTCGTAGTTCTTGGAACTGACGCCCAGAGCTGCCCCGAGGAAGACGCCGAACGCAGTAATCGTGGCGGTTGCCTCGTTGGTGTACGGGACGCCCCAGACCATACCCACGGCGTTAACAAACGTCGCGAGTGCCGGGATGACGATAAGCGCCACGCGCTTGAGAATATCGTAGATCTGGTTGTTCATCGGTTCTTCCTTCCGTCAATGCCATTAGGCATCATAGGTAGATCATCTACCTGTTCAAATATGCGTCGCGCAAGGCCGTTTCCACCGAGAGCAGAATACACCTGGTACTCTGCTTCGTATTCCTCATACTCGTCCATGGTGATGTATCCGCGCTTTAGGTGTTCGCGGCCTTGGGTTACAAGCTGATTCTTGCACACTTGAAGAAGCAGCTTGGCTTCGTCGTTGTTGCGTTGAGTTCGCGTTCTTGCCCACGCCCAAATTCCTGGGCCACTGAGTACAGTAGTGATTAGCGGATTCGAGAACTCGGCGATCTTTGTTAAATCCATTTATCGGTTACCTCCTCGCCGTATTTGTAGAATCGATCCGGTTGGATCTTGATCGAATATGTTGTGAGGTCACCACCGCTCACGGTTCTCTCGATGACATATCCGGTGAACATAACGTCCATGATTGTCGCCTGGACGGGTCGTCCGATCGGAAGTCTATAGAAGCGTTCTGACTGAACTTCATCAATATCGACGGTTACCGACCTAAGGGGTTCACAACGAATTTCTTCGGTGGTTTGGCCCCATTCCCGATCACTACCACCGGGGACTCCGGATTCGTAGCGATATACACCTTGCCAGTCGGTTGTGTTTTGCATATATGGTCGATTTTCATACCATGTATGAATCCGACCTCGGGATGCCATCTTCCACATACCGTAGTCACTGGTTTTTCCAATATACCAATGTGTTGGGGCGCTGGGGAGTCGTCTAGTAAGTCTAGAGGATACTGAATCTAGGGGACCAAGATCAACGATGTTTGATTGGTCGTTCAATGACTTGGCGTACAGCGTAATGTCCAAATTGTTATTGATGCCATTAGTCACTCTAATGTCCGAAGTGAAATACAATTGATTGTATAACGCTGCGTTGTACATATCTTCATATATACTCGTAGACGGGTCGAACTTATCCGAATAACTTGTGACGTCAGATGGAACTGAACCCCTTAGCCAATATACAAACCATCGGTTTGGGTCTTTATTTATAGTATCCAGAAAACCTTTGAACAACGCCAGTGGTTGGAATGTGGTCGGATATAAATTTTCGTACCCCGCGCATTTGTTACGACGTTTCAGTAATTCCCAAACCGAGATACAGCGAATTTCACTGATACCTTGTGATTCGTATGATATTTCCTCCACCACGAACGGAGTTGGTGTTGCTCCAAAGCAGCACGCGACCGTCCCCGGCGGGTACGGAAACGGCCCCTTGCATCTAAATGTCATCGAAGCAGTGTATAACCCCTCCTTGATCAGCGTGTCAAAAACTGGAATCGCCGAAAAGGTACCCATTGATTTTCCGCCGAGTACCTGAACAACATTTGGCATCGTTAAATACTCTTTCTAGCCATGACCATTTCTAGCTTACAATAACCGTTTCCTATGCCGTCAAGACTAATCTTTGGCGGCTCTTTAAGGTATCTCAGCCAAGACGACATTTGTCTAATGTCGAACGCCGGATACGATTCGTACGCATAGCATGCCGCCGCATTCGCATCATATCCGCCCGAAATACTAAAGCGTCGGGTCCCGTCGATTAAACCATACATCGAGAACACGCCAGGATTACTGGATGAGTTGCCCTGGAGCATAGCTGCGAACATATCCATGTCACCATCGAAAATTCTATACTTCGAAGTTCCGATAGCGGGTAGGGACAATTGTAGTTCGCGGAGATCTACCGGTCCGACTTGTGTAGCGATCGTTTGGATTGTTGAAACGATATCAGACTGTGCTTGGGTCCAATTCTGGTTACCGAGTCCCATATACAGTGTAAACGAATACCCGTACATGATCGGCAGTTTTGTCGAAACAGTAAATTCGATGGTCGCTGGAGATTCCGTGTAGTTGTACTTAAGTTCGCGAATTACACAGGATTGTGTAAACGGGGAGACCCTACCGAAAGTGATAGTCGGTTTGGTATATGTTGTTGTTTCGTTCGACTTGTATTTGACGACCGGAACTACGAGGGAGGGGTCTGTAAGTTCGACGGTGGAGATCCTCTTAGACGAAAGGTAGTCGAGGAAGTATCTAGCAGGTCGCTCGGGAATGGGGACAGCGGGCGTCAGACGCATGTTGATGTCGATCTGTTTTTCAGACATCGATGTAACGACATTTCCCGTAAAGTTATATTCCCTATTTGGACCGAAAGATCCGTTTAAGATCTGGGCGACCCACCCTCGGTCTACGCGATTCAAATACAGAGGCAGTTCCAAACCGTTGTCGTTAAGTATTCGAACCTTTGTGTACGTCATGTGGGTTACATCCTCTTCATTCGTTCAAGTTGGCGCTCAGTTTGACGATAGAGATCGTTAAGATCGAGCGCCTTTGGCGATTCATTGTATTGATTGAATACCATCGGCTTCTGGTTGTTGCGCAGTTCGTCTCGAAGAGCTCGAATCTCCTGCGCTGTTTGGCTGCCATTTTGAACTGATGTTCCGACAACATTCGCACTCAGGTCATTCATCGTAAGATCTTGCAGACCATTTACCTCGGAGAGGTCGACAGTCGGCTTGATAACAGGATTCCAATCAGCATCCAGGTTAGCCATCGCATTCACCATGTCGTCACCAAGACCAGACATCGCGTCGACCGCGTCGCTCTGGTTCTTGTCGATACCCTGAACAATACCTGCAACAATGAACCCAGCCGCTGTCGCGAATACACGCGAAGGCGAGTGGATACCAAGAGTACTCTTAAACGAGTTAAGAGCGTTCGAGGCCACATTGCTCAGCTTACTGTAAAGGGACCAGGCAGCACCAGACACACCGCTAACAACACCATTAATGATGTTACGCCCGATGGACTCAGCATGCGATGTGAACTTGTTGGACATGCCCGTCAGGCCGTTCTTAATGAACCGGATGATAGCAGAGATCAGCTTGTCGACCGCGGCCTGAAGCTCCGGTCCCTTCTGATCGATTGCATCAGCAAATCCATTGATGAACGTAATGACGGCATCCCACGCAGCGTTGATGATGATCAAAGAGCTATTGGCGATACCTTGGATCAGAGCTGCGATAAGGTTTGCACCCGACGTAGTCAGATCAGGAATCTTGGCTGTGATGCCATCAAGCAGTGCCTGGAGTAGCGTTAGTATCGCATCAACAATCAGCGGAATACTCGTCTTGATCATCTCAATCCACTCCGTGAACAGAGTCTGGAAAGCAACGCTGAACTTAGGAATGCTCTCGATGATCGCCAGGACAAGTTGATACAGAAGGTCAATAACTGTCTTGATGACTTCGGGCCAAACATTTCGAATGGTCTCTAGGAAACCAGTCAAGATGATCGTCCCAATCTGGACAAGTTCAGGCACCTTCTGCTTGACGATCTGATATACCTGACTGATAAGCTGCCTGATGGCAGTACCAGCAAGAATAATCAACTCGTTAACGGCTGGCTCAAGCGCTTTGATCAACGCTACGAGGGCATTACCAAAAGCTGGTGCAGAATTCTCGATAGCTGTGAATATACCGATCAGTGCCGCCTGGATAGCCGGAGATGCTGCCGCGATAATTGCCGCCGCAGCAGCAATACTCGAAGCAATAGCGACAATACCAGTTGCAATGGTCGGACCAGCTAGAGCAACAACGGCTATAAACGTTGTGAGAATCATGACCAGAATGGAAATGGCCCCCAAAATGCCAATAATGACGAGACCCAGTACACCAATAGCGATCGACAGAGCGATCAGACCTGGGGCGGCTCCCATAGCGAGATACCCCGCCGCAATTAGAATAAGGAGACCGCCTGCAAGCGCCGCCAATCCGATAGCAAGTTGTTCCCAGGTCAGACTGGCGCCCACCATCAACGCAGAGAAGAACATGCTAATCGCAAACGACAGCACGGCAATGGCTGCGATACCAACGATAGCTCCCTGAGCTAAGTAGGATACCGCGATAATCACCCCGACAACCAGAAGCAGCTTTCCGAGCGAGCTGAGAATCTCTCCCCAGCTATGGTCTGCCATCTGTACGATCGCTCCGACCGCAATGTTCATTGCAATCGCGGTTAGGATCAAAGCCCCGGCTCCGACAATGGCAGTCGCTGGCATTAGGTTCGCGGTAGCCACAAGAAGCAGAACCACCGCAGACAAACCAACTATTCCTTGGAACAGTTTGGTCATGTCCATGTAACCCATCACCGCCACAGCGGCCACGAGCATTTGAATCGAGAACGCGAACGCGACCAACATTAGCGAAATGGCTGCCATTTTGCCGAGATCGCTAGCGGCCTTGTTCATTAGAAGCACGAAGCCAACTAGGATCCCCATAAGAATGCCAACCGCGATAACTCCCTGAGCAACAACCTTGATGGGTAGCAGACCGAGAGCGATGATCGGGATCACGAGCATGTTGATCGCGATCGCCATAGCGATCATCGACCCCACACCAGCCATCATCGAACCAGCATTCTTGGAAAGGAGCTTGGCCGCCAGAGTCATACCCAGTACCAAGACCATGACGGCCCCGATACCCTGAATGATGGTACTCGGCTTCATAGATCCAAGGATACCGACAGAGATCGACATCAGCAGGATCGCAATGGATAATGCCATGACAGCACCGATAACGCCTGCGATCTGCATCTTGTTGATCTTCATCTCGCTGATCTGAGTCAGAGCGATTAGAAGGATCTTGGTCAAGACGCCGATTGCCACAGCACCCTGAATGAGTCGACCTGCCGGGATCATCGCAAGGATGAACAGCGATCCAGCAAGAATACCAACGCTAATCGCAATTTCGCGAAGGGCCTTGGCCTTGATGACTTCCTGCATTGCCTTCAGAGAATCGGTCAGAGCATTGAAGACTCCGGAAATAGAGTCGCCAATCTTGCCGAACTTGTCGAACATTCCACTGAAGGAGTCTGTGGTCTTCGTGAACTGACCCAGCATGGTCTGAAGGGTCTTAAAGCCCATACCGAGACCTCCGCCGAGCAGGATTCCGCTCAAGAGATCGGAAATCGACAGGTCCTTGAGACTGGAGCCGAGACCGGACCAGAATTCCTGGATCATCGAACCGACATTCTCAAACGCCTTGCCGACGTTCTTCTTGAAGTCACCGAAAGCCTGCGATTCAGATCCAAACTTCTTGATATTGTCGATGCCCTTAGTAAGCCAATCGATCAGATTCGCGATTGCTTCGACAACAGACGAGCAAAACTCGACGATACCTGTAGCAGCAGTGTAAATGAATCCACCGACTGCTCCGAGAGTATCTGACGCATCGGAGGCCGCCTTCCCAAAGGTAGACAGACCGCCGGCTGCACCGTCCGCCTCATCGCTGAATCCGCCAAATATAGATTTGGTCAGATCCCCGAGCTTACCAAACAAATCGATGATGCCGTTGATGAGCGATCCGAAAGGACCAAAGGCCTTCATCATGTTCTTGAAGCTATCGCCGATGGACGACAGGAAAGTGTTGTTGTCGAGATGGTCTCCGATGTGGGTGAAGATGTCTCCGAGGGCCTTACCGAAGTCCTTGACCGCCTGCACCTGAGGAGCAAACGTCTTGGAGATAGTATCGCCGGTTCGACTAAATGCCTTGCCGACCCCGGAGATCGAGTCCTTCATCCGCTTGGTGGATTCAGACCAGGCTTCAGCCATCCTAGGAGATGCATCGTCCCAGAACTTCTTGATCCCCTTACCAGCGCTCTCGACAGCCCCGCCAAGGTGCTTGCCGATAGTCTCACTGATTGGGAGAATCGAATCCGAGAAAGCCTTGACCTTCTCGGACCACTTAGGTCCGATGGCATCTGCGAGCTTGGTCATGTTCTCGAGGAACCCGGACCCAAACCCGCCGAAGGCAGACTTGATCTTCTCCATTGGACCGCCGGTTCCTGAAGCGAAACCGAAGATCGCACCAAAGACATTCGAGACCGCATCGCCGAAAGGCTTGAAGACGTTTGAAGTTGCCTTCTTGATCGTCTCGATGAATTCACCGAGCGGCTTGAGTACCGCCTCGATGACGACCTTAAGTCCGTCGAAGATCGGCGTGATCGTAACGTCCGCGATTGCGTACATCCAATCAGCAAGCTTCTGGAACTTGTCGACAATCCAGTCGAGAACCTTGGAGAGGCCTCCGAGGATGTCAGTCCCGCCAAGCATCTGACCAAACCAGTCGCTGAAGACAGAGACGATGTCCCCGACCTTAGCTGCGATTAGGATCATCGGCTTGATAAAGATCCCAGCCAGGATCATACCGATCTTGAACGCGGCCACCCCAATCTGGACGATCGCCGAGCCAAACCCGATGAGAACCTCAAGGACCGGCGAGATCAATTCGCCTGCCATTTTGAAGACCTTACCGAGGTTGTTGGCGAAGTCGTCAGACATCATCAGCCAGTCAGAGATCGAGTGACGGAAGTAGTACGAGAAATCGTACAGAGCCTTGCCCGCATCTCCCTGGAATGCGCTGAAGAACCCTTCACCAATGGCCTTGAGAGGCTTTGCAATGGCGGTCCAGAGTTCACCGAGACCATACCACCATTCCTCCCAGCCGCCGAGTTCATCCCAGCGGTCGAGAATGCCCTGAAGCGCATCGAAGAAAGTTCCAATGCCTCCGTTCACCACGTCGGACACAGCAGTCCACATAGTACGGGCGCGCTCAAAGTCGCCGAAGATCGTTCGGAAGATAGAGGCCCATCCTGAACCCAGTGCTTCGGCTGTTGTGTCGATTAGCTGCGAGAAGGTCTTGACCTTCGTCGCGGCGTCATTGGCCGTTTCAGCCAACTTCATGATTTCGTCAGCCTGCTGCTCCGTGTAACCGGCGCTCAGCAGCTGTTCACGAGACAAATCGCCAGTGTACTGGGTCAGCGTCTCGATCATGATCTCGGATGTAAGCCAGCCGTCCTTAAGCGAGTTTCGGAACGACCCGGCCTTGTCGATCATCTTGTCGACTTCGACGCCGTAGGTACGTGCCGTTCGCTTCAGGGCTTCCTGGAACTGCTCGCCGCCCATACCGGCGTTGACGATCGAGTTCCAGTCTTGAAGTTTAATAGAGCCTGTCGAAAGCGCCTGAGACAGCTGGTACATTGCCGTTGCGGCTTGCTCAGAAGATGAGCCAGACATTGCTGCGACGTTCGACAGACCCTTAATCGCGGCAACCGAATCCTTCAGCCCGACACCCGCAGATGTGAACATACCGATATTGCGTGTCATCTCGGTGAACGAGTAGATGGTCCGGTCCGCGTAAGCGTTCAATTCGTCGAGAGCTGCGTTGATCGTCGCAGTAGTCTCACCCTTGCTGAACGTGTTTGCCTGAATAGTCTGAACTGCGTTAAGCTGGTTCTCGTATTCTCGGAAACCGTCCATGATGGGGCCGAACGTGAACGAGGAAAGCACCGATCCGCCGGCCATGAGGGCCTTGGATGCGATGTTACCCATGGCCACGGAAGCAGCACCCGCGAGCATGGAAAAATTGGTCGATGAAATCTTTGCCGCGGCCCCGACATTAGCGGTGGCAGCTGCGGCAGTCGTTGAGTTGTTGACGATGGATGTGTTGACGTTCTTAACACCATCGGCGATCCCGCCCATTTGCTTCGAAGCATCCTGAGCGGCCTTACCGACATTGTCGAGTCCGTCGGTCGACTGCTTGAAGTTCATTCCAGACTTCAGGCGATCGACATTGCGGAGAACGCCGTCAACACGGCTTGTGAACTTCGAATCGTCGAGCTCCAGAGAGACGACCTTATTCTCAATACTCTTACCCATTGATGGCCCTCCCAACCATTCGGTCGATTTCATCGAATATAGGCTTCATCGCAGGGTTGATATAGTCTTTGCCCTGGACGTAGCCGCCTTGACGCGTCCCATGTCCGTATTGCAGGATGATCGCAATAGGAACCTTGGACACGATGTTAGTGTTGTACCAAACGATCTTAACGCCTCGCTTGGTTTGCTTGACTTTATACTGCCAAGAAGCAGCAGTCTTCCCGGTACCAACCGGAGTATTGGCCCGGAGGGCCGCCACGCCTCGAGTACCGGCAGTTGCCAGTACGTCACGAAGCTTCGTGTTCTTGACTTGTGTCAACCATTTTGACATGTCGAACTCAGCGTCGAACTTCATCTCGATCATGACGGCCCTCCTTTCTTGATCAGCCCCAGAGCGTGCCGTTGGTCAGCTCGTACTGGAGACATTCGACTGTGCGGTAACCACAGTAGCCGTCGACGTCGAGCTCATGTCCACGGTTTCGCAGATGTTGCTGGAGTGCAGACACCGTGTCCGGTCCAGCGATACCATCTGCTTCGATGTCGAGACGACGCTGAAGCTCTGCGATGGTATCGGAACCGTCATGCGGATCTTCAACCCAGTCCCAGCCGGTACCAGTACGCTCGAAGTACTCTTCGTTGTCCTCGTCCTGGTCTTCGATCCAGCCATTAGCCGGAAGACCCATGGACGCCTGGAGAGCGTAGGTGGTAGCGCTGCCCCACCACTTGTCGGTCAGGCTGTCCGCGCCGTCCGAATCATCGGAGTCATTTGCGTCGGACCACTTAGGTCGAAGGACGCAGTCGATTCCAAAAGAACGCTGGCGGCGATAAACGCCATTGCCGGCAGACTGAGAGCCTGCGTTGGACGGAGAGGTGTTACCCTCAATAGTCTGAAGCCAGCCGTCGCCGAGGTTCGCCTCGACAATGCCGACGTGGTCAGTCAGACCATCGCGATCCCAATCGAAGAGGACAATGTCTCCGCGCTGTGCGTCTTCAATAGAGACCTTATCCATGCGGTTCTTTGTGACGTCAGTGTTGTAGCTGTAGCCGCCGATTGCATCGATCTCGCCAGCCATATCAAACACCATTGACACAAAAGCCATGCACCACCAGATGTCTTCAGACGGACCTGCAAGCCAAGGCTGGTTCATACTCTTAGCGAGCCATCGACCAGCCTCGGAACCCGGCTCAGGATCGTCCGGAGCGTAGTAGCCGAGGCGGTAAGTGGCGTGCGACATAACGTCGTCGATCTTACTCATACCTTACTTCCCTTCGTAAATTGCTCGGTCTCGGTCCTCATGCGGGTCAGGCCCTGCCGGGACCTGTGCATCAGCAGGAATATCAATCATCCTCTACTCCCAGTTCTAGCCCTACGGGCTTGGTTCATTGCCGCACGCTGGGCAGCTGAGGCCCTCGCATCCGGCTTTGCGTTGTTCTGCTTGGCCGCAGCGAGGCGAATCAGCGTAAGTAGCCGATTCAAGTTCCATTTATCGGCCTCGAATGGGATACCCAGCTGAGACATGTACCAGTATATCAGTTCACTGGTCATGGTATCTCGTGGGCCTCCGTTCGAAGGTGGATTCCATAGAACTGTCGCCGTGGCAGTGTCAGACAAATAGTCTGCTATTTTGACCTGAACGGATTGGTCGAGCCGCTTGACGAAATCTCGAGGGAGAGGGCGGTCCGACATACACTGGATGTAGTACACTAACTCTTCGCCAGTCTGTGGTGGGGTTTCCAGGAATGACCTCTTATAGACAGATTCCCACTCAGCCACCGCAGACAGGGTATGCGTAAGAGTAATTGTAAACGGCTCCAGCGTAACGAACGTATTACTACGCTCGTCAAACCGCTCCTCTCCCTCAAACTCAAGCGTGAGCGAGATCACGCCAGGAGAGTGCGCAGCTCGTTAGGCATGACCAGCGTCGGCGTAGCGGCGCCACCTGCACCACCCACACCGTACAGCTTGTCGGTGAGCTTCTTGTACTTCGCCGATTCGAGCTTGGACGAGTCGACCGTAATGACCGACACGGGCTGGAAGCCCTCCACCTGGACCGGAACAGTCGAGCACTCCCAGGAGAAGGAGATCGCCTCGGGAGAGTCGGAGACCGTGTTGTATGCGCGCTCGGACGGAGCTGCGGTGGCACCGTAGATGATGTGTAGCAGTTCGCCGTAAGCATCACCCTTGGTGTCGTTACCCAGCTTCGTGCAGTAGGAGAACGCGAAGCGCGTACGAGGCTGCTGACCGAGGTTGACGCCCTTAACCAGCTGAGCGGTGCCATCGCAGAGGGCGAACTCATCCGGGTAGGTGTAAGCCTCGATCGTGAACTTGAACGACGGAGCCGACATCAGGGTCAGGTACTTCAGGTTGTCGGCGTAGATGTCCGAGGACTCGTCGCCCTCAGGTGTCTCGGTGACAGTCTTAAGACCGTTCCAGGCAACGCCGGTACCGTATCGGTTCTGGGCGTTATCGAAGGGGAACAGAACGCCCTTGTTAACGCCAGTGTGATAGAAATGGGAGCCCTCTTCGTCCCACTTGATCTGTGCCATAGGATACCCTCCTTAAAGGTAAACCGTGAAGACGAAATGGTTCATTCCGTCCGAAATGTATGTCGTATCCAAAGACGAATACGGGATCTTGAGGATTTCGTCGATCACGTCTGGCTCTGGATCCTTGGTGATGAGAGTGACCGAGTATTCCTTAGCGCCCTTGTAGGGTACGTCGGAAGCGCGGTCGATTTCTATCTTCGACAAGTGGAAGACAACAGCCGGGTATCCAATCTTCAGGTTCTCTGGAGGCTGGAAGTATACCCGGTTGTGTTGAACCGCTTGCTGAAGCAGGTGTAGGAGGTCTCTATACGTGCGCATACGGACCGCCTAGATTGATGGTCAGCCGTGGATAGTTTACGCCGATGGACTGTACCTCCCATTTTGAACCCTTCCATACAACATACTTCAGAGTCTCGAGGTAGGTATTGATCTTCGTATCCATCAGGATGCTGATCTCGTTGGTGAGACGGAGGTTGGTGTTGGCAGAAGACGAGTTGTCGTTCCTGACATAGAGGCTACGAATCGTACCCTTAGCCGGCAGTTCAACAAAGTCTTCGAGCCAAACACCTTCCTCCGTCTCCTTCGTCATCACGAAGCCTAGCTTGCCGCTAAACCTCGACATGAGATCACGCCTTCTTGCGCGAGATCGTCAGGGCCGAGTACGGTGCCGTCAGAGAGCCCGAAAGACGGGTCTCCATCAGGTACTTGTACTGGTTGAAGTCGATGTCGAAGGACTCAGCCATACCGAGCTCCGCACCGGCGTTCGAACCAATGGTGTAGTCGCGCAGGTCGACCACGATAGCCAGAAGCTCGTGGTTGACACCCTTGATCTCGTGCTCCAGACCCTCGAACTGAGGGATTGTGACGATCTTGGAGACACCAAGAGCACCAGCAAGGGATGCCTCGGTCTCGTACAGACGACGACCGTTCTTGTCCTTCAGGAGAAGCATCTTGACCAGGCGCTTCTTCGCAATGAAGAGCGTCGGAGCGCCGGAGCCCTCAAGATCGGCCGATGCCAGGACGATGTCATCCACAAGAGTCTCATCTGTGGTGTTCGCCTCGAGCGACTTGTGAATCGCATAGAGGTCGTTCTCCTTCAGGATGGGGCGAATGGCCTCGTCGTCGACGCGGTCAGGATCGGTGATCGTACGACCATCGCCGATGAGGATAGCGCGAGCGATTTCCTCGTTGAGCTTACCCTTCATCTCGTTCTTAAGCCAAGAAACGACGTTGAAGTCGGTGATGTCGACGATATCGTCGCGATCGAGCTTCTGCTTCTTGTAAATTGTCGTAGGAGACGTCGTACGGGTCAGAAGCTTGATGACCTCTTCAGTCTTCTTCTGAGCCTTCTTCGCGTAACCCTTGGCTCGGGCCTTATCATCGCGGATATCCGCGAGGACAGACTTGATGCGGGCGAAGGGGGAGTGCTTGGTTCCGTTCATGACGACGGAAACCCAAGACTGATCACGGTCGATAGTAATGGGCTCATCCGTGATGCTCTTGGCATCCGGGAAGAGGTAACCGATGTTCTCGATACCGTAATCGGCGTGCTTCAGCTCGTCGAGAAGGGTAGTGTTGTTTCGCTTGGCTGTCTCAACCAGTTCGGCAAAAGCTGCGTGAGACAGAGTGTTCTCGGGGGCCTTGTCGCCCTCAAAGACATTGTGCTTCATATCTTCCTCGGTTTCTTCGTTGGTCTCTTCGGAGTCTTCAGACTCCCCATCGATGGCTGCAGCAATGAGGTAATTGACCGCCTCAAGCTGCACTTCGGTAAGAGTGGAAAGGATCTCACCGATGGTCTTGTCCTCGTCAGAGGACTCATCTTCGGAGTCCGATTCCTCGGAGCCCTCGAAGTCTTCGTGAGAAACATCGCCGTCACCCATTTTGATGATCGCGGAGTAGCCATCGTTATCAGAGTGGGCCATGGTGACGTTCTCGATCGTCGCCTTAGGGTTGGCACCCTTAAGGACGAGCGACACCTCGACGATGTTGCCATGCTTGACAACATTGCCGTCCTGCTTGAGGTTGTTCGCGAAGATCGACATGGCGGTAACGTCACCGTGCTCAATCAGTTCGCGTGCGTGTTCGGCCTGCTGAGATCCGTTGAAGAATCCATAGGCGTAAACACCCTCAGCCTTCTTCTCGAGCTGGGCGTGCCCGAGAACGTTAGTCACGTTGTCGTGACCGTGCTGCCAGACGAGAGGGACGACAGCCCCATCGTTCTGTTCAAATGCGTGATGAGAGATAACTCGCCCATCAGAGCACTTGATGCCTGCGACGGTTGCCCACCCGTCGAAGTCGGCGACGTCATTAGGCGCTGCCATTTTGAACCTCCTGGTCGTTGTTAGACCGTTGATCCGCGTTTGCGGATGACGTATACGGATTGGCCAACTGATCCGCCTTGGGATCTGTGGACTGTGGCAAGCCGATAATCGACCTGATCTCGTTCGGTGTCATAACCTGGTTGGTGATGAACGTCTGAGCCATCGATGCGATACTGTCGAGCGAAGTTGCCGCGAACGGATCCCTCACGTAGATGATCCGCTGACCCTGAGACCGAGCGGTCTTGGTCAGGAAGACCATGGTTGCCGACTTCGTGATCGTATCGAGGATCGGCTTAACTGTCCGGTTGTAGTAAGACAAATTGGTCTCAGCATCAGCCGTGCCGTTGAATACGCTCTCTGTGAAACCGAGGGCGTTATACAGCTGCTCGGAAAGGTACTTGACCTGATCAAGCAGGTTGTTCTCGACAGGACGGTTGAGCTGCGTGATCTTCTCAGCTCCATCGACGTATGCCACGCCAATTTCAGAATTTCGAAGTTGCTGCTCAATCGCTTCACGTCGAGTCTCAGCCTGCTGCTGTCGCAGTTCGCCTCGTACAGAGTATGGAAGCTGAATAATCAGATCCAACTTCTTGCCGAGGGCTGAATTGTCGATAGCATCGAGGGCATCGAGCTTTCGCGCGAGTCGATTGGCCAACGAACTGTTACTAGCAGTGACATCGTAGAGAGGACTGTACACGATTGCTGCAGAATTCTTCGAGATGCGTATGGTTTCTCGGTTGCCACTACGATCGTTATACAGATTCACATCGACGGAGTCAGTGTACCAACTCTCGATTCGCCCAACACGAAGAGAAAGTACATCGAATGACCCTTCCTCGTTCAGAGCAACGTCCGTGTCAACTGGAACCAGAGCTGCGCTACCGGTTTCAAGCATCGTATAGACAAGCTCGTAGATCAGAGCATTTGAGGTCTGATCGATGTTCGCCATCAGAGACAAGCATTCGTTCAGAGATGAGTCTTTCTCACTGTCATACCTACCATTTTGATCTACCTTCACGTGGCGAATCGGAGTGTTCGCAACGTCCAACGCAATCTTGTTGTATAGCGTTTGAACCAGGTTTGTTGATCCGATAGAACGGTAGCTTGGGCGGTATTCGCTGTAGTTACTATTCTTGTAACGATCTGGTCGATCATGTGCGAACACATTCCATGCCCGAGCTAACCGTGACATAATACCCATATTACCTCCTCTCGTTAGTTGAAGTCGTCGAGTTGCTGTTTGTATGCGACCCACGCATCCATGAGCGCCGCGACCGAGTCAATCTTGAGATCCATTCGTTTCTTCAAGATCTTGCGGTTGCCGTTGGTGTCCTCAAGGGTAATAGTGTTGCCCATTGCCCAGGAGAATAGCTCTTGATCGAAGATGAGTCTCCGATCTTCAGCCAGACTCTTGAGCTCGCCTAGCGGAACTGATTCCGTTCGAGCGCCCTGAATGACTTTGTGGATACCGTAGGGTCCGTTGTCAGTTGTCCATCTCTCAACGAACTCTCTGGCGTTGTATGGATCGTACCCGAACGCTCGAACATCGTACTCGGATCTCAAGATGTATTCGTCGAGATCGTTGTAGACTTCGATCATGTCCAGGATTGTTCCATCCATGACCTGGAGAGAACCTTCTCGGATGAAAGACTCATACTTTGCTCGCCCAGCAGCAGGAAGCTTGTCGAACGTGCGAGTAGTAATGTACGCTCGAGTCTTGACCCCGAAGTCGCCAGTGGACAACGGGAACAAGAACGTAAACGCACAGAAGTCGTCACCCTGAGAAAGGTCTGCACCCATGGCGCATGGCATTTGCCAGAACTCTCGTGGGTTGTGGGGGATTGTTTCTTCGTACTTGAAGAAGTATGTGTATCCCTCACATGGGATGCCGAATCGTTTTGCCAGAATGTCGTTCCTTGCGGACGGGACATTCTCGGCCCTAGCGACATCTCGTTGGTACGTGTCGTAAGACACAGTCTTCCCAAGATTAGGTTGGGCCTTAACCCACATGTTTGGATCCCCAACCTCGGACACGTCATCCAGCCGATAGTACCAGATGGATGAGTGTGGGTCATAGTACTCGCCCTTAAGGATCGAAAGTAATTCCATTTTGATGGAATCGCCGACGCCGTTTCGGACAGTACCCTCGGATGATACCGCAACGATGACCCAGTCGTTGAGTTTCGACGCGCCCTGCTCGAGAGCAGAGATGACGTTCTGACGGACATCGCCGGACAGCCATTCGTCGATTGTGTTCACCTTAGATCTCAGGCCCTGAAGCTTGTCGACGTTCATTGGGCGAACCTCGAGAAGGGAATTCGTCGAGAAGTTCTCGATACCCTTCTTGGTTGGACAGAGCAGAGATCGATTGGCCTTAGCGCCGACTGTTGCGTGAACGGTCCCCGCCGACAGGAACTTGAATAGAGGACCCCGACTGCGTGTGATCGCGGTCTTGAATGGGGACAGTGTTTCTTCAGCCTGAGGCATGGTTGGCGCTGTAGCAATTTGGTGAGTTGTAGTAGGGTCGATAGTCAGGAAGTAGGCGTGGATGAAGGCCATGTACATGGACTTCGCAGCACCTCGCGCGACGATAAGGTATTGCTTGTTAACCAAGCGTCTCTTAACGTCGACCTGAACATATCGACCGTTGTGGCCAGTCTCGTCAGGAACGAACTTTGTCACTTTCTCGAAGTAGAACCACGAAAGGAGCGATTCGGCCCAGAGCTTGAACGAATCCAGCAGAGTTAGATCGCTACCGTCGACAAGGGTCATCTCGTTTTCACAGAAAGCGATGAATCCATCGATAGCACCGTCGTCATAGAAGTACCTCGGGTTGGCGATCAAGTCGTCAATCCGATTCATTTCCATCTCGATGGTGTGAGAGACTGGGATCTCGCCCGCAAGGACCTTTTCACGGAACTGGGCATAGTACTTAGGTGTAGCGGTGTTAGATAGCGCCATACCTACTTCTTACCAGTTGCGTTCTTCAGGATTGCGTCGAGGTTAAAGGACTCCCTAGCCATCTTGGCAACGCCTTCATACTCTGTACCCTTGAGCTTGGAGTCGAGAGCGGCTGTGAGTATGTCGGTTGCCGTCCGGGCCGCATACTTCGTCAGGTTCTTTCGAGCCTCGTCAACGAAGAGATCTGCCGTCTTGGCAAGAGCACTCCTATTTTGATTCTCGTACTCCCGGAGCTTCTCCTTTAGTTCGTAGTTCTGCTTCTCAAGATTGAGTCGCTTGTTCTGCTCAATGAGATCAGTAGACGAGAGGCGTCGGGGAGCTTCCTTCCGCAGGTCAGCTGGAATACCGCCCTTAGGAACCTTCTGCTTCTCGAGTTCCTTCTGCTTCTTCTCGGCTTCCTTGGCCGCCTTCTTCTCGTCAGCGATCCGCTTCTTCTCAGCGCGCTCGGCTTCCTTCTGCTTCTTCTTGCGATCAGCTTCGGCCTTGCGAGCTTCCTTCAGCTTCTGGTTCTCGAGCTTCTTACGGGCCCGTTCAGCAGCCTCCTTGGCTCGCTTTTCCTTGTTGGCGGCGTGCTTCTGAGACGCAGCCTTAACACCCTTCTTGGCGGCGGAAGCAGCCTTCTTAGCCGCGGCAGCTGCTGCCTTGGCGGCCTTCTTGAGTTCAGACTCGTGCTTCTTGCGTTCCTTCTCGGCGGCCTTCTCAGCCTTGGCACGTTCCTTTCGGAATGCCTCGGCGTTGACGGCTTCGCCGATCTTCTTCTTCTCCTCGACGGACCGAAGTCCGACTCCGCCGGAGCTTTCCGTCTTCTTACGGACGCCCCACTTCATGCCAAGGACGCCGTAGTGAGACAGAGTTTCTTCGCTCATGGTTTTCTCCCATCATTGAATGGTCAGTCGCCACTCCGCCTCTTTCTGCAAAGCCTCGACTGCCTTGATAGCGAACGAGGTCTGTGGCGGATCGAACATCAATCGAACTGAGAAGTTCACGTACTGACGTAGGATCCGTCCAAGAGTCGTCGTGGGGTAATCTGCCTCGGACGATAGGTTGCCAACTTCGCGGTTTAGCTGAGTAGCAGTCGCCAAAGCATTGTCAATGGCATCCTTAACTTCGCTGTCGAATGAAGTGTCATCCTCCATCAACCCGAGGTAGGTCTTTGTGTCGTGTAGAATTGACATTTAGCCTCCTACCATAGTTTTGTATCGCCGGGTGATCTCGGATCGAAGTCGTCGAGAGCCAACGCCTTGGTTCCATAGTGGATTGCATTATGAGTATCTCGACTCACGCAAATGAGGTTGTTGATGTCCCACATGCATGGGTCGAAATTCTCGCACTGACGAGGCGTTAGAGGATTAATGTGATGCACGACAATGCCGTCGTGGATCTCATAACCCTCAAGACCGAGATCGCATCCAAGATCTCTCGCGATAACTTGGGTGCGAGCCTCTCGCCAAATATCGCTTTGGTAGAAACTCTGATTCAGCCACCTGGATCCACCGAAGGTCTCGCCGAAAAATGCTCCATTGAGTGAGAGGTACTCGAGACGTTCTTCGAATGTGTGTAGATGACTGAGTTCGTCATAGCTCCGCATCTGAATCTCCAGAATATACCTTGAAGGCGGCCAGTGCTTCCTGAACCAGTTCCTCGGTACGGGCGGCAGACTCAAGCGCCGAAACCTTGGCTCGAGCGAGAGTCGTATCTGCCTCAAGGCGAGCTTGTTCAAGTCTTTCGCGACTGGAACCAAGCTTGAGGAAATGAATGATCATCGAATTGCTCGCAGTACCGTCAAGAATCTGCTGAGTTGCAAGTTCCATAGCGGCACTGATCGCCAATCGTTCAGCTTCCTCGGGAGTTCGAGGAGTTTTGGTCTTCTTTTTGATCATCGCGCGTCCTTTCGCATACTTCGATCTGAGTTTTCGCCTGCCCCAGCCCATGCCCGGAAAGGAGCAAGAAACAGGCATGGAGAACTAAGTGGCCGGGGCAAGCCAAAACCCAAATCGAAATATCCCCCCGGAGCTTTTTCGAGG